GGAGAAAGTCCGATAAACAGGACTGTAATGCGAGGTGAACACCATGACAACCCCAACCATCATCACGGCCAAGCTATCCGAGCTGGAGCAGCTTTGTGAGAAGTACCCCAGCAAAATCCCGATTGAGGAGTGCGCCGCGTTCCTCGGCATGGCGCCTGCAAGCCTGCGGGCGAGCGTAGAGCATGGCAACTGTCCGTTCGGCTTAGGGTGGCTCAAGAAAAATTCGATGAACCGGGCATTTTTTGTACCGACATTAACATTTTACCTGTGGGTAACGCAGGGAAGTGGATTTCGAGAGGAGATGAGAACGTGAAACACATCAATGAAGCAATCGTCGGCCTGTCGTTCCTCGGTCTGCTGTCTGCCAGCGGCTACGCTGAAATGGACAAGCTGCCGATGGGCGGTTATACAGTTCTGGCAGCACTGTTGTTGGGCGTTATGCTTATCAGCGTGCGCAGTCTCGTTAAGCATTACTACGAGGGAAACTGAATGTGTGCGAAGAAGAAAAAAGCTGATATTTTGTCGCAGATGGCATCGGATGCTCGCGTGTCAGATGCAGCAAAATGCGAAATCAAGCCGGTTTTGCAGCCGCAAGCACGCAAAATCGGTGTGAAAACAGAAAAAAACGCCGCTGAGGAACGGCAATTCCAACAGCGGCATATGAAAGATTACACTTACATAATACCCGCAAGGAGGCGGGAAGTCAATGAAAATTGAACTGAAATCTTTGGACTTGGTGCACTTCAAGTGTTTTCCCAAGCTGCACCTCGACTTTCACGAGGGCGTGAACAGCCTATTCGGCGCCAATGCCGCAGGCAAAACCAGCGTTTATGATGCGTTGACGTGGCTGCTTTTCGACAAGGACAGCGCAGGCCACAGCCGCCCGGCCGTCAAGCCGACTGGTGCACCGGCAGGCGCGATGCCCGAGGTGACCGCCATTCTGGAGGTGGACGGTGAGCCGATCAAGCTCCGCAAGGTGCTCCGCGAGAAGTGGGAGAAGCCGCGCGGTTCGTCCATCGAGCGCTACGCCGGTGACACCCGTGACTATTACATCGACGATGTGCCGCTTGCCGAAAACGCATACAAGCGCCGCATTGCAGAGCTGATCGACGAGAGACAGTTTAAGTTGCTCACCGATGTCTGGGCGGTAACGAAAGGAATGCACTGGAAAGACCGCCGCACGCTGCTCGCTGAGATCTGCGGTCTGCCGGAGGACAAGCAGCTGCTTGCGGCTGCACCGCAGTTTACGGAACTGAACGAGAAAGTCGGCCGCCGGACAGTGGATGAATACAAGTCCGTGCTGATGAAGCAGCGCAAGGACATGAACGCAAACCTGAACACGCTGCCGGTCCGCGTGGATGAGTGCAGCCGCATGGTAGCGGAGCTGGAAAGTCTTGACTTCGCGGCAGCGCACAGCGAAAGCGACCGTTTGCAGGCCGAGCGCGAGCGGGTGCAGGGCGAGCTTGTGAAGCTGGCGAACAACACCCTTGCCGCACAGGCACGCAACGAGCTGGGCGCACTGCAAAATCAGCTCCGAGAGCTGGAAGCAGAAAACAACGCGCATCTTGCCAGTCAGCGCGTGCCGGTCGAGGACAAGACCGACGAGCTACGCCGTGCGCTTTCCGAACGCAAGCAGGACGTTGATCGCTTGCAGAGAACCATTGACCATGAAAAGCAGTACATCGCGGACGGCGAAACCCGCCTAAACGATTACCGTGCCCGCTGGCGTGCAATCGACGCAGAGGAGTTCACGGAAACCGTCTGCCCGACCTGCCATCAGCCGCTGCCGGCAGAGCAGGTTGCCGAGGCGCGCGAAGCCTTTGCCGCCTATCAGCAGCAGCGCAAGGGCGCACTCCTTGAGGACAGCAAGCTGGTCAAGCAGGGCATTGCAGCCGCACAGGAGCGCCTTGCGAGTGCCGAAACGACGCTGAAATCCGCACAGGACGAGGTGCAGAAAGCGCAGATTGCGCTTGACAGCTACACGCCGCCGGTCATTGCAGAACCGGAAAACCTGCCGGACTACGACCGCCGCAGGAACGCCATCCAGATGCTCATCACGGATACGGAAAAGCGGCTCGACCGATTGAACAGCGACACCGCTGCGGAAAAGACCCGTCTGGAAACCGAGCACGCCGAGCTGACGCGCCGCAAGCTGGAAAGTGATGCTGTGCTCGCCAAAGAGCAGACGCTCATTGATACGCGCCGCCGCATTGCCGAATTGCAGGCCGAGCAGCGCACTGCCGCCGCCGAGGTCGAGCAGATGGACAGGCTCATCGCCATGTGCGAAGAATTCACGCGCTACCGCGTGCAGGCCATCACCGAGAGCGTTAACAGCAAGTTCCGCCTGACGCGCTGGCGGCTGTTCACTGAGCAGGTCAACGGCGGTCTGGCAGACTGCTGTGAGCCGATGGATATGAACGGCTCGACGTTCGAGGGCACGAACAACGCCATGCAAATCAACATCGGCATGGACATTATTGACACGCTTTCCGCACATTTCGGCCGCCGTGTACCGCTTTTCGTGGACAACGCCGAGAGTGTTACACATTTGCAGCCTATCGGCTCGCAGGTCGTGCGGCTAGTGGTTTCGGAGCAGGATAAGGAGTTGAGAATCGAATGAGCCTGAAAGCAAAACGCAAGGTCGTGAGCAGCATTCCGCCGATGGACGGCGGCACCTACATGGGTGTTTGCGTTGCGGTCGTTGACCTCGGTCAGCAGTACAAGCAGTTCGAGAAGCAGAAGCAGGGCAAGTACGCCGAGGAATGTATGTTCATCTTCGAGATACCAGATGAGCGTGTCGAGGTGGACGGCGAGGACAAGCCGCGCTGGCTGTCGTCCCGCCGGTTTACGGTGTCGCTGCATGAGCGTGCGGCGCTGTTCCAGATGCTGACCGCATGGCGCGGCAAGGCGCTGACCGATGCAGAATTGGATCCGGCCGGTGATGGCTTTGATCTGATGCAGATGGCAGGCGTACCGGCCATGCTGAGCGTGACCGTCGTTGAAAAGGATGACGGCAGCAAGTACAACCGCATCGAGGCGGTCACCGGTTTCCCTAAAGGCCTTCCCGCACCGAAGCCGGAGAGCGAAATCCTCGTATTTGATGCGGATGAGCCGGACATGGAAGTGTTCGGCAAACTGCCCGAGTGGGTGCAGGACATCATCCGCAAGTCTACGCAGTTCGCGGACAACGCACCCGAGGAAAAGGTCGATATTCCGTCCGAAGAACCGGAAACGCCGCCTGAGAGCAAAGGAGCGTGCCCGATTTGACGTTTACATCACTGGCGAGCAGCTCTCGCGGCAACGCCTACGTTGTGTCGGACGGTGAAACGACTCTGCTGCTGGAGTGCGGCCTGTCGTTCAAGGAGCTGCAGAAGCGGCTCGGCTATGGCGTGGCGGACATTACCGCCTGCCTTGTCAGCCATGAGCATCAGGACCACGCCAAGGCGGCAGCACAAATGCTGAAAGCTGGCGTGCCGGTATACATGAGCGAGGGCACAGCCGCTGCCCACAAGGATGCAATGGATGCGGCGCACCTCATCCGGGCAGGAGAGGTACTGCGGTTCGGACACCTGACCGTCGTTCCGTTCCGCACCTATCACAATGTAGAGGAGCCGCTCGGATTTCTCATTGAGGACGGCCGCACGAAGGAGCGGCTGCTCTGGGCGGTCGATACAGCCAATCTGGGTGTCACCGCTGACCGGCTGACTTATATCGCCGTAGAGTGCAACTACGAGGAAAGCCTGCTGGACCGCAGCGACCGCATTCCCTCGGTGCTCAAGGAGCGTATCCGGCACAGCCATTTTGAGGTGTCGGACGTTATCAAATGGCTACACAAGCAGGATCTCAGTGGTGTACTCACCATCTGGCTACTGCACCTGTCCGCCGGCAACAGCAGGGCAGAGGCATGGCAGCGGCGGTTTGAACGGGAGTTTCCGGGTATCACCATTCGGATTTGTCCGGAATAAGAGGAGAATTTCATGAAAATCACATTTGACGTAGACCCGCGCACTGCATCGGCGCTGCTGAAATACGCCGCTCGCTGGAGTATGACACCTGGCGAGATCATAGACGGTCTGATGAGATTCTACAAACGTGAGATGAAGGAGAGGTACAACCATGAGCAACTTTAATAACACCGGCGAAGTCAAGGAGATCAGCATTCTGGACATGATGAACGGCGCGATCGGTGAGCGCACGGCCTACGAGCTGACGCGCATCATGAAAAACTGCCGCGACTTCAACACTGAGGCGAAAAAGGCGCGGACGCTGACCATCAAGCTGTCCATCGTGCCGACCGAGAACCGCGACAGCGTGGCGGTTCGCGCAGAGGTGAGCAGCAAGCTGGTTCCGGTCAAGCCGATCGACGGCGCACTGCTGCTCGGCGGCACAGATGCGGAACCCATCGTGATGGAGTACACGCCGCAGGTGCCCGGTCAGCAGTCGTTCGACCCGTCCGTTGTCACCGAACCCAAGGTCGTCAAGCTGGCGTAAATCAATAGGAGGATATTCAAAATGATCAAGGAAGCACTGGAATATATCGTAAACCTTTCGGCTCCGCATCTGGAGTTCCGCAATGGCAGCCACTATGCAGACCGCACGCTGCACCGCATTCCGAACGAGCTGACGGCATCGCCGCTGGCGGTACATACGCTGTCGGCGGTGCGCGACTACATCGAGAGCGGCGCAGATGAATGTGCCGAGGATGAGGACAGCATCGGCCGCCGCTTCGTTATCCATGTTGCGGATTACGACCGCGTGTACCTGTACCGCGAGCTGAACAGCGACAAGGCGCGTGAGTGCCTGCTGGAAGCTGAGCTGTCCGCACCAACGTTCCCGTTTGGCCGCTGGCTGGGCGTGGAGGAGTTCATCATCAATATGCAGACGCATTTCGTGCCGACCGAAGTCCGCGACACGTTGGTGCAGCTCATTAGCACGGTAACGACCGAGAACGGCGTATCGCTGGCGGATGACGGCATGACGCAGCGCGTGACGGCCCGTAGCGGTATTTCTCTTGTGAAGCAGGTGAGCGTGCCGAACCCGGTTGTACTGGCGCCGTACCGCACCTTTACCGAGGTTGAGCAGCCGAAAAGTCCGTTCGTGTTCCGTATTCGCCAGACCGGCGATGAGGTGCAGGCGGCGCTCTTTGCGGCTGATGCGGATGCATGGAAGCGTGAGGCCATCGCAAATATCCGCGACTGGTTCGAGCAGCACATTCCGCAGGAGCTCCGCGAGGACGTTATCATTCTGGCGTAAGTAGGCGAGGCACAGGGCGGCAACCCCGCCCTTCCTGCCCTGAAAACCGGAGGTGATACTACGGGCAGACCGACCAAGGACGGACTGGATTATTTCCGTCACGACATTGGACTGATGAGCGATCCGAAGCTGATTACCGCACGGCGCAAGTACGGCGCGGCGGCGATCGTGGTGTACTTACAGCTGCTGGTGATGGCGTACCGCGACAAAGGCTATTATTTAGCCTACGGCGATAGCGACCGTGACGGCGTGATCTGGTCCATTAAAAGCGAAGTATTGTCCGGACGCTATGAGCCGGACGCAGAAAAAATTGCAGAGATGATAGACTGTCTGGCGGCGCACGGGCTTTTCGACGGCGACCTGTTCCAGCAGGGCATTATCACCTCGCACAGAATCCAGGAGCACTACTACTTTGCGACTGCCGGACGAACCAATCCGGAGGTGAAGTGGGAACTGTGGCTTCTGACCGAGCAGGAAATGCGGGAGATCAGCTCTCGCAGTGTTTTGCTGCAAAAATTCATTTCCCGCGAGGGAAACCCCGGTTTCACAAGCGAGAAACCCCAGTTTCACGAAAGCGAAAGTACACATAGTAAAGTAAAAGAAAAAGATAGGAATATAGATAGTAATTCTACTCTACTACACAGCGATGTGGAGGAAATTTTAGGAGAACGGCTGAACAAGGCCAACCGCTCTGCTATCGCCAAGATGAGGTCATTAGGAATGACCGATGAGGTGATAACCGCCACTGCGCATTATGCAGTCGGCCACGCCAAGAACGACAGCCGCGGTTATGTGCCGTACTTTATGACGGTCCTGCGGGAGCACCTGAAAAACGGTGTACTGACGGCAGCGGACCTGTCCAGGCCGAAGGAGCAGAGCAGACCAAAGCAGGAGGACCCGAGCGGCTATCTCAGCCCGACGAACATCGGCGGTACTGAACGGCAGCAGGATGATTCGCAGCTTTCGGACTGGGAGCGGGAATGGAAAAATCGGGTTATGAACCGCAGTAAGGAGAACAGTAATGACGATTAAAGAATATCAGCGCAAGGCCATGCGTACAGCGACGCCGAAGTGCTATAACACGGCAAATGCCGCTCTCGGCCTGACCGGCGAGGCTGGCGAGGTGGCCGATGAGGTCAAGAAGTGTATGTATCAGGGGCATCCGTGGCAGCCGTCCAAGATCATCGAGGAGCTGGGCGACGTGCTGTGGTATGTGACTTTGATGGCTGAACTGATGAACGTGCCGTTGGAGTACATCATGCAGGCAAACATCGAGAAGCTGGAACGGCGGTATCCGGATGGTTTTTCGTCGGCGGCGAGTGTAAATCGGGAGGAGAACAATGAATAAAATCCGCATTGCAACCAACGACATGGCGCTGACCGTCAAAATGTCGGACGAGCAGGCCAACGTCTGGTTCGGCACGCTGACCCGCGCTCTGCTGGGCGAGTATCCTGATATTGCGGAGCCGGTCGAGGTGGAAGAACCGGAGGTCGAGGACAGCGAACCGGAAACCGAAGAGCAGCCGTCTGATCTGGATGAGGACGAACCGGAACCGGTTGAAGAACCCACGCCGCAGGAGAGCTACAAGGGCTTTCTGCGTATCACCTGTGCACATTGCGGCGAAACCGGCAGCTTTAACGCGCGGTACCCGATCGGGTTCTATCGCTGTAAGTCATGCGGTGAGAACAACGCGCTGCACGATCTGCACCGTTTGAAATTCCGCTGTGAGTGCGGCCATACATGGGTCTACCATACGAACGCAACGGAGCGCATCATCGAGCATAACTGCCTTGCGTGCGGTATGCCCATGCAGGCAGAGCAGGACAAAAACGGGGATTATTCCCCGTTGTAATTCGTTTGAGCTGTTTTAAGCTCTGGTTTGAGAGGAGAATGAGCGATGGAAGCAGTTCGCAAGCGTAAATCTCCGCCGCTCGGCAAGCGCCCATGGACACCGGAGGATGAAAGCTATCTGACAGAGAAGTGGGGCTATGCATCGGTGCCCGCCATCGCGAAGAAATTGAACCGCACGGAGAACGCGGTCGTTGTTCGGGCACAGCGGCTCGGCTTGGGAGCTGTGCTGATGGCAGGCGGGTACGTCACGCTGAACCAGCTGCTCTCCACAGTGACAGGAAGGGAACGCGGCAACACCTACCAGCGCAAAAGCTGGGTAGAGAACCGCGGCCTGCCGGTACACCGAAAGAAAGTCCGCCAGTGCAGCTTTCCTGTGGTCTATCTGGAGGAGTTCTGGGAATGGGCGGAGCGCAACCGCAGTTTCCTCGACTTCTCGAAAATGGAGCCGCTGGCACTCGGCTGGGAACCGTCGTGGGTCGCAGAGCAGCGCAAAAAGGATTACCGCGCCTGCGCGATCCAGCGCAAGGATCCGTGGACGGCAGACGAGGACAGCCGCCTTAAAATGCTGCTCAGTCAGCACAAATATACATGGGCGGAGCTGTCAGAGATGCTGCACCGCACGACTGGTGCAATCCAACACCGGTGTCGGGATCTCGGCATCAAGGATCGCCCGGTCAAGGCGGATAACCACGGTAAAAGCGCGGTGTGGAACGAGCGCGACTATGCGGTTCTGGCGGACGGTATCCGTCACGGTGACAGCTACATGGCAATCGGACAAGCACTCGGCAAGTCGGAAAAGGCGGTGCGCGGCAAGGTCTACACGGTGTATCTGACCGAAAACGCGGATAAGGTGCGCGAATACATGGGCGATGGTCCGTGGGGAGCCGGTGCGCCGGAGCCGAAAGTCAAGCAGGCGGTGTACCTGTCCACCACGAGAACAGAGGTGCGCAAGCAGCTGTCATATCTGGTAGGGCTGCTGCGGAAACGGGCGAATGATCTGGGCTACGACCCGTATTGGCAGCGGTTTATGTGTCAGCACTGGGACGACTTCGGCGGCTGCTCTGCCAGCTGCGCGAATTGCGATGACTGCACAGAATTTCGGCGTATCCGTCCGCAGTATTGCGCTCGGTGCGGCGGCACGTTCTACGAGAGGAAAGAGAACCGTTTCTGCGGTGCCTGCCGAACGGCACGGAAGAAGAAAGCACAGCGGCATTGGTGCCGCGTCAACCGTAGCTGAACAGGAGAGGAGAACAACCAATGGCAAAATGTAAATTCTGTGGGCAGGGCGTGCGGACTGCACCCGTGTTCCATCCGGCCTGCTGGGAGCAGCGGGCAAACAAGGTCGCGGAGGAGTTCTGTGATGAATACTGCCGCTGGCCGAGTGAAGTCAAGGATCAGCGCGACCTCATCGAGCTGCATTGCTCGGAGTGCGTGGTCGCGGAGCTGCTGCGGATGGGAGGCAATGAGGTATGATTTTAGAGTTGACCAAACAGAACATCTTGAACCTGACGAATGAGAGCAAGCGCAAGAATATCCTTGCCGCATGGCGCAGCTGGGGCATCTGGCACAAGGCGCCCGAGATCGGGCTTAGCGTGTACCGACTCGATCTGCCGGACGGCTCGTTCTTTACGGCCAGCTGGTATGAGGGCGACGACTTCTTTCCGGGCGGCAGCATGGGCAACGTCAATCGTCCGCGTTTCAATCTCTGCAACAAGGGCGGCAAGCTGAAAGCCGGGAGCAAGGCCGAGAGCCTGCTGACGGATAAGCTCAAAGAGCTGCGGAAGGAGATGCTGAGCCATGAAAACTGATGAACTGATTATGGCTTTGCAGAAACTGAAAGTGCAGACCGGCTCTCTGGCCTGCCTCGGCTGCAAACACGAGGATACCTGCGGTGAGCATGGCTGTGCCCTGATCCGCGAGGCGGTAACGCAGCTGATCGAGCAGAACGGCTGGGTCAATCCAAAGGACCGCCTGCCGGAGCGCGGCGTGCCGGTGCTGACGTACAACAAGTGGGGACGTGCAAGAGTGGAAACACTGCGTACCTGGGACGAGCAGCCATATTTTGTCGGCGGGCTGAAAGCCGGAACAGATGTGCTGTTCTGGCGACCGCTGCCGCAGCTGCCGGAGGTGCAATGATGTACATTCTGAGCGGTGACAAGAAGCAGATCATCAACTCGGATTTCGTGGAGCGCTTTTGCATCTCGGAAAAGCCGGATGCGGCGCTCATCGTCGCAAGCTATGACAAGAACGCCAAGGTAGTAACTGTGGCGCGGTATCGTGATCTGCGGGAAGCGCAAAAGGTGCTGGGTGAATTACTCTGCGCCATCGCAGGCGGACAGGCATATTACACCATGCCGGAAAGCCTGCTGTATGCGGAGCAGCGTATCAGCAAAGATGCACGCATCAAGCGGAAAGGCGGCAGCTGATTATGACCGACAAATCACTGGAAATGCTGAAATGGCTGCTGGAAGATCTGGAAACAGACGAGGGTGTGTGCTACAAGACCCGCAGCAGCACCTGCGCCACGGCCTGCCCGCTGTGGTACGCCGGTGCCTTTGGTGATAATATCTGTCTGCCGTCTGTGCTCGGTCACAGGGTAACACGGCTGATCCGGGACAAGCAGCTGCGTGAACGAGAAAAAGGAGGAGTAACTCATGGCAAAGACTAAGAAAAAGCATTCCGGCAAGCCGCGGGGCATGAACTATGCGGATATGCTGGCGCGCAAGCGCATGATCCGTGAGGCAGTACAGGAGGCGGCAGACGATGCCACCGTGCAGCTGCGTGCGGATATGGCAACACAGAAAGCACTCTGGCTGGCGGTCTGCTCGGTGGCCGATGCTTACGGTTTCGGACCAGAGCGCATGAAGAAGTTCTTTATTGCACTCCAGGAAAACAACGACGAGATCACGCGCATGGAGAAAGAGGTCGATGCCGACTATGCCTACGAGAAGCTGCGGCTCAAGGCCGAGCGTGTAACCGGCATGAAGATCGAGTATCTGTATGAGCACGAAGCAAAGGAGAATGAGGCATGAAGAAAAAGAAGATAAAAATCTGCATGTCCGCGTCGACGGAGGTGTGAACGTATCGGGTTCTCCATTCATGGTGCCGAAAACGTTCGACTGCATCATCACCAACGATGAAATCGGCAAGACACTGAGCATCAACGACGGCAATGTGCAGTTCACCATTCCGTTTGAGCCAATCGAGCGGTATTTGAAGTAGGAGGAAGATATGAAAGCAATCCGTAAAAAGCCCGGCGCACAGCCGGAAATTATTGAAGTAGACAACACGCTGGCAGCCTTGCAGCAGGAGGTCGGCGGGTACATCGAAACCGTAACGATTGCATCGGATGCCGTCGTTATCTGCAACGAGGAAGGAGTGCCGCTCGGAATGCCGTACAACTGCCGGTTCTTCGACGTGGATTTTGTCGGCACGATCCTCGTGGTCGGCCGTAACAAGGACGAGTTCTGCGACGTTCCGGAGGCCGACTTCCTGATGTATCATCTGCGAGAGGAGACGGGTCATGACGATCACTGATTTGCTGGTCAATCTTGACTGTATCCTGTGGCTGCTCCTGTTCTTCCTCGTGCTGCACCGGATAAACTTCTGGGACGGGAAATTCAGCGAGCTGCATGAGGAATTGATGAGGGCAATCCGAGAGGAGGACAAGGACAGTGACTGAATACAGCTGCAAAGTACGGCGTTACTTAGCATGGAGGTACGGCGATGAAGAAAAAGCGTGTCAATCCGCACAGGCGTCCGGCGACACTGGCGGACGTACAAAAGGCAAAGAAAGCCGCGCAGAACGAGGCGGTAACAACAGCATGGGCAATCTTTTTCTCGGCGCTGCGGGATAAGGAGGGCTTCGGCTACACACGGCTCCGGCGGGTCTGGGACGAGGTAAACTACTTCGCGGACAGCGTTTCCAAGGGCTATGTGTCGATCGCCGATCTCGAAAAGGAACTCGAAGACTACGGAATCACGTTGAGGTAGGATTATGACAACTAAGGATTGGCTGAACCGCGGGTGGGCACTCGACCGCGAGATTACGGCTTTGGAGAGTGCCAAGCGCCGGGCATATGACCGCTGTGTGTCAGGCGTGGCATCGGTGAGCGGTGCACCGGGTGGCGGCGGTGCCTCAGACGGCGGCCTGAGCCGCTACGCCGACTTTGCCGCGCAGGTGGACGCCCAGATCGACAAGCTGATTGACATCAAGCAGGAAATCGCGGACGTTATCGCGCAGGTACCGGATTCGTCGCTGCGTGCGCTGCTGGTACGGCGGTACATGAATTTTGAGAAGTGGGAGGTTATCGCCGTTTGTCTGAACTATTCCCGCAGGCAGGTAACACGGCGGCACGGACAGGCGCTGAAAGAGGTCGGCAGGATTCTCGCTGAGAATGATGTCCTTTAATGTCCCACTAAGTCATGCTATACTGGTATCATGAAGTTCAGCGGGAATGAAACTTAGGTCCCGTATTTCTCCTGCTTCATAGCATTGGAAACACCTCCGGAAAGGCACTCTTGGAAACAAGGGTGCTTTTTCGTGCCCAGAATTCAGAAAGGACGGTGCAGAATGGCAAAAGGCAAATATCAGGAATGGCTTACGCCGGACGGCATCACCCGTCTGGAAGCGTGGGCGAGGGATGGTTTGACGGATGAGCAGATCGCAGCCAGGATCGGCATTACGACCAGCACGCTGTACGACTGGAAAAACAAATACTCGGAGTTTTCGGAGGCCCTAAAAAGGGGAAAAGAGGTCGTAGACATCGAAGTTGAGAACGCTTTACTCAAGCGTGCGCTCGGCTACGACTACACCGAGAAGCGCGTAGAGCGCAGTAAGGATGGCGGAAAGAAGAGCATCAAGACCGTGCAGACGGTCAAGCACATTCCGCCGGACACGACCGCGCAGATCTTCTGGCTGAAGAACCGCCGACCGGACAGGTGGCGCGACAAGCAGCAGATCGAGCACTCCGGCACTCTCGAGGTGGAAAACCCGCTTGCCGGTCTGACCACCGAGGAGCTGCGGAAGCTGGCTGAAGATGGTTGACCCTCGCATTCGCAGGGCGGCTCGCCTTGAACTTGCCCGGCGTGATTTCTGGTCGTTCTGCAAGCTGATGGCGCCGGACTTCTACCGCGAGGACCGGCCGTACCTCAAAACGCTGTGTCGGCGCTTACAGGCGTTCTGCGAGAGCGACCGCAAGGTGCTGGTGGTCAATATGCCGCCGCGACACGGCAAGAGCCGCACGGCGGTGCTGCTGAGCCAGTGGTTGTTTGGGCGCGATCCGTCCGAGCAGATCATGACCGGCAGCTACAACGAAACGCTGTCCACGACATTCGCGCGGGCGGTCCGCGACGGCATTGCGGAGGAACGGTTTGACCCGAGCCGCATCGTGTTTTCGGACATTTTCCCGCAGACACGCATTAAGTACGGCGAGGCCGCCGCAGGCAAGTGGGCGCTTGAGGGGCAGTACGCGAGTTACCTTGCGACCTCTCCGGGCGGCACGGCGACCGGCTTCGGCGCACGCAAGCTGATTCTCGATGACCTGATCAAGAAGGCCGAGGAGGCTTTTAACGAGGGCGCACTCGACAAGCAGTGGCAGTGGTTCACGGACACGATGCTGTCCCGAACCGAAACAGGCTACAAGATCGTTATCATCATGACACGCTGGGCGACCGGTGACCTTGCAGGCCGTGCGCTGGAGCACTGGCCGGATGCGGAACTCATCACGATGAAAGCCTTGCAGGACGACGGTACGATGCTGTGCGATGCGGTTCTCACCCGTGAGGACTACGAGGACAAGGTTCGCACGATGAGCGAGGAGATTGCCAGCGCGAACTACCAGCAGCAGCCGATCGACCTGAAAGGCCGTCTGTACAGCAGCTTCAAGACCTATACGGACATTCCGCGCGATGCCAATGGCAAGCCGCTGTTCACGCATATCCGCAGCTACACCGACACGGCGGACACCGGCGCGGACTATCTGTGCAGCATCATCTACGGCGAGTATAACCACGAGGCCTATGTGCTCGACATCTACTACACCAAGGACCCGATGGAGACCACCGAGCCGGAAACCGCACGGCGGCTGCTGGCGCACGGCGTAAACCTCGCGAAAATCGAGAGCAACAACGGCGGCCGCGGCTTTGCCCGCAACGTGCAGGAGCAGCTTCGGCGGCTCGGCTCCAACCGCTGCCGTGTGGAGTGGTTCCACCAGAGCGAGAACAAGGTCGCGCGTATCCTCACGAACTCAACGTGGGTGCAGGATCACATTTACTACCCCGTAAACTGGCGCGACCGCTGGCCGGAGTACGCAAAAGCAATGTTACATTACCAGAAAGAGGGCAAGAACGCCCACGATGACGCTCCCGACGCGACAACCGGCGTTGCGGAGCAGTTTACCAGGAAAGGAGGGGTCAGCGTATGGTGAAAGTGAACAGCCGCACGATTCAGCGGCTTTTGCAGGGGCACGGGCAGTTCATCCGCGAGGCGGACGAGGCTCGGCGCTATTACAGCAACGTCAACCGCATCAAGCAGGACAACAGCGTTTTGCAGCGGCAGGCAGAGACCGAACAGGCGCTCGGCAATCCGCTGCACCTCGCGGACAACCGCATTTCGCACTCGTGGCATAATCTGCTCGTGACGCAGAAGGTTTCCTACGCGCTGAGCTACCCGCCGGTGTTCGATGTGGGGAACAAGACCGCCAACGAGCGGATTGCAGAGATTCTCGGAGATCAGTACACTGCAACGGCCATGCAGCTCGGCATTGACGCGAGCAACACCTCGGTCGGCTGGCTGCACTACTGGCGCGGCACAGACGGCAGGTTCCGCTACCACACCGTAGACCCGGAACAGATCGTGCCGGTGTTCTCCGGTACGCTGGAGAGCGATCTCGTCGGCGTGCTGCGCTGCTACACCATGCTCGACCCGCAGAGCGGTCAGACCGTGCAGGTGTGCGAATACTGGGACGACACGACCTGCCGGTTCTACCGTCAGAACGGCGTGTCCGGCAACTACACCTACTTCGAATATCCGGAAGTCGGGCAGGAGCTGCGGCACGGCCTCGGCGCGGTGCCGTTCATCCCGTTCTACAACAACGCCGACCGGCGGGGCGATCTGCCGCTGTACCGCGACCTGATCGACGCCTACGACAAGGTGGTTTCCGGCTTTGCCAACGATATGGAGGACGTGCAGGAGGTCATCTTCGTCATCAAGAACTACGGCGGCACGGACAAGACCGAGTTCATGAGCGACCTCAAAAAGAGCAAGCTCATCAAGGTCGAGGGGGACGGCGGCGTGGACACCATCCGCGCGGAGATCCCGTTTGAGGCGCGGAACGCTTTCCTCGAAAGAACCCGCCGTCAGATCTTCGTCAGCGGCATGGGCGTTGACCCGAACCCTGAGAATTTCGGCAACTCGTCCGGCGTGGCGCTCAAGTACCTGTACAGCCTGCTGGAGCTCAAGGCCGTGATGCTGGAAACGCAGTTCCGCAGCGGCTTTGCCGAGCTGGTACGCGCTATCTGCCGTCTGGAGGGTATCGCACAGCCGAAACGCATTCTCCAGACATGGACACGCAACATGGTTCAGAACGACCTCGAAACCGCGCAGATCGCGCAGCAGTCGGTCGGCATTATCTCGGACAGAACCATTCTCGCAAACCATCCGTGGGTAGACGATGCCGAGAACGAGCAGAAGCAGCTGGAAAAGGAACAGCAGGCGGCAGCCGAGAAGCAGCCGCAGTTCCGGTTCCCGCCAAAGGACGGTGCAGGCGATGGCAGCAGCGGATAAGCTGAACGGCGCCTACTGGCGCAAGCGTGCCATCGAGCTGGCCGAAAAGCAGAAGCAGGAAGATGATGACCTGTGTCTGCGGTTCCATCGGGAATACGAGCGCATTCTGCACGAACTGGATAAGGAGCTCTCGATCTTCTATGCCCGCTATGCCGCAAACGAGAGCGTCAGCATGGCAGACGCACGCAGGCTGCTGCGGGATGCAGAGCTGGAGGACTTCCGGATGTCGCTGGACGAGTTCCGGGATAAGGCGCTTGCAGGCGGCTTTGACAAGGAGCTGGAGGAGGTTTATCTCCGGTCGCGTATCTCGCGCTTGCAGGCATTGCAGGCACAGGTTGAACTGCGTATGATGGAGCTGTTCGGCTCTCAGCGCGATGTGCTGCGCGACCACTTGCAGGAGCGTTACACCGACACCTACTACCGCACGGTGTACGCTGTCAGCCAGCAGGTCGATGTGGTGAGCACGTTCGCAAGGATTGACCCGCAGACGGTCGAGAAGATACTCGCTACGCCGTGGGTCGGCAGTGAGTTTTCGTCCCGCATCTGGGCGGACAAGGACAAGCTGACCCGTGAGCTGATGCAGACGCTCTCGCGCGGCTTTGTCCGCGGCGATTCGCTCGATCGCATGACGAAAGAGTTCGCCAAGCGCATGGGCGTGTCCGAGAGCAGGGCGGCAACGCTCATTCACACCGAGAGCGCCCACATGGCGGCTGAAGCTGCCGAACAGGGATACCGGGAAACAGGTGTCCAGTCCTATCGGTTCGAGGCAGCACTCGACCTCAAGACCTGCGCAGTGTGCGGTGCTCTGGATCAGCGCGAGTTTCCGCTTGCGGAGCACGAAACCGGCATCAACTATCCGCCGCTGCATCCGCGCTGCCGGTGTACCACCGTTCCGGTAACGGAGTTCCGAATTGGCAGTAAGCGTGCAGCCAGAAATCCCGCGACCGGCAAGACCGAGTATGTCGAGAAAGGTATGACATATGAGGAATGGCATAAGAAATATGTTGAAAACGACCCGGAAAGTGCTATACTGGAATTGAACAAGCGCGAAACAAGCGCACTGCAGAAGTATGTCAGTGCGGCCAGCTATTCGCTAAACGATAAGCTGCGCAGAGGTGAATCGCTCAGCGAAGCGGAACAGCGCTGGACGAAACGGCTTGACAAGGCGATGGATAAACTTCCAGTGTACGAGGGAACGGTATATCGTTCTCTGTCCAGTGACATGATACCGGATAAAGCTGCTTTTCTGGCAGCGCATGAGGTTGACGCGATCGTTACATACGACGCATACACGTCTACTTCTACGGAGGTATATGACTCGGATATGGATATTCAGCTGGTTATTCAGAGTAAGACCGGCAGAGATATGCGTGGTATCAACACAATCGAAAAGGAAATCCTTTTCAAGAGAGAATCGCGTTTCATTGTTGACAGAAAGGAGGGCAACACCATATGGCTGACAGAAATTTAACCTTTGAGGACTTCAAAAGGCTGTCACCCGAGGAACGCAACAGGCGATATGAAGAACTGTCCAATCATGACAAGTTCCTGGCACGCTGTTCGCAGCCGTCGGGCGTTCATGGTGTGCTGTGCAATACCTGTATCCACCGAAAGCGGGTATGCTGCAAGGCGTTTCCGGATGGTATCCCGGGCGAGCATATGAATAAGCTGGAGGAAAACCCGGCAATCGAATGTGCACCGGGCGTTCACTATCAACCAAAGACTTAGTCATCAAGACCGTACATTGGAGAGATAACAATGGATCTCATTCAGCACATGAAAAAGCTGCTCGGCACCGAGCACCCATATGACAAAGCGCATCGCCTCAAGGTGGAATGCACGGACGGTATTACGCTGACCGGCAAATTCGTCACCATCGTAGGCGCACTGGACAATGAACCGGAGATTGCAGAGCTGATTATCCGGCGCGACGACAACGGCGTTCTGACCGGAATGCTGGAAACCGAAATCAAAACAGTAGAACTGATGGACTAAACCACCAAGGATTCAATCCAAGGTGGTTTTTTCATACCCATTTTTCGATGAAAGGAGCAAAAAACAATGGAATTTCTCAAAAGCCTTTTTGAAAAGGGCGCACTGACCTGGGAACAGTTCCAGCAGGCGGCAAAGGACGCAAAGTTTGAGGTGGTCAACGCCGCCGGCGGCGCTTACGTTCCCAAGGCCGACCTGGACACCAAGGCGCAGGAGCTGACCACGGCGAACAACACCATCAAGGACCTGCGTGCGGCCGCCAAGGCGTGGGACGGCAAGGACCCGAAGAAGCTGGAGGACGACCTCAAGACCCTCCAGACCAAGTACGACACCGATACCGCGAATATTCGTCGCGATGCGGCAATCGACCTGGCGCTGACCCGTGCCCATGCACGCGATCCGCAGCTGACCCGCGCGGCGCTCTCGATGGACGACATCAAGATCGGCGCGGACGGCAAGATCACCGGCCTTGACGCGCAGGTCGAAAGTCTGAAAAAGGACAAGGCATGGCTGTTCGAGGAGGACGGCGCCGGTCAGTCCGGCAAGCAGGGCGGCAAGGGCGGAAACCCGAACGGCGGTCAGGGCGGCGGCTACAATCCGCAGTCCGGCGGCAACCCGAACACGGTAAACGATCTCGGTTCCGCTCTCGCAGAAGTATACAACACCAACGGCTAACAGAAAGAAGGAATGAAAAATGCCTATCACTCTCGCACAGGCAAAGGTCGGCATGGCAAACCATGTGGACCAGCAGGTTATCGACCAGTTCCGCCGCGGCTCCATGCTGCTGGAGGCACTGACCTTTGACAACTCGGTATCGCCCGGTACCGGCGGCTCTACGCTGACCTATGGCTACACCCAGCTCAAGACCCCGGCAGGCGCGGATTTCCGTGACATCAACACCGACTACACCGACACCGTAGCCGACCGCGAAACCAAGTCGGTTGACCTCAAGATCTTCGGCGGTACGTTCAAGATCGACCGTGTTCTCGCTAACACCGCGAACGGTCAGATCAACGAGGTGCAGTTCCAGCTCGAGGAGCACATCAAGGCGACCACCAACCTGTTCCACTACACCGCCATCAACGGCGACAAGGGTACCAAGGGCTTTGACGGTCTGGACACGCTGCTTGTCGGCACTTCCACCGAGATCAACGCGGATGCATCCAAGGCGATCGACCTGTCCACCTCGGCGGCGATCGACACCAACTACAAGACCGTGCTCGATATGCTCGACGAGTTCCTGTCCGAGCTGGACGGCGTGCCGACCATGCTCATCGGCAATGCGGCACTGCTGACCAAGATCCGCTCCTGCGCCCGCCGTGCAGGTTATCTGACCCACTCCGAGGACGCTTTCGGCCGTCAGATGAGCGGTTACAACGGCATTCCGTTCATGGATATGCAGTATTACTACGACACCGCCGAGAAGAAGGAAAAGCCGGTCGTACCGATCACGTCGCGTGAATACGGCGCGTCCTCGTCCAAGACCACCGTTACCGGTCTGACCGACCTGTACGCTGTCCGTCTGGGTCTGGACGGTTTCCACGCCGTATCTCCGATGGGCGGCAAGGTGATCTCGACCACGCTGCCGGATTTCAGCACCGCAGGCCCGGTCAAGGCCGGTGATGTCGAGATGGTAGCGGCAACCGTGCTCAAGAAGTCCCGCGCTGCCGGCGTGCTGCGCAACTTCAAGGTAAAGTGAGGGAAGCGCTATGTACAAGATCAAGGCACCGAACGAGGAGTACGACCGCAAGATCGGCGGCGTGCAGTTCGTCAGTGGTGAGGCGCAGACGGATAACGAGTGGCTTGCAAGCTGGTTCTCCGGCCGTGCGGGCTTTACCGTGGAAACTGTGACCGCCGAGGAGGAAACCGATCCAACCGAGGACAAACCGAGGGGGAAGCGCAGAAATGACAAGGGAAACGCTGATGCTGCGGGCGCAAAGCCTGCTGCCGAACCTGCCGCAGGAAACGCTTGAGTTCGCCTGCGATCTGGTGCTCGAGCAGATCTGCAACTACTGCAATCTGACCGAGGCGCCGGACGGCCTGACGAACACCGCAGCGCTTATGGTGCGCGGTCTGGTAAACAGCGTTCAGCTCCAGAACGAGAATATGCAGCCTGCCGCAAAGGGCGTGTCCAGAGGGGATACGTCCTTTTCCTTTGCAACCGCAGCGGAACAGCTGGCGGCGCTGGCAAGCTCGGGCGACTTCCTCACCGACTACAAGGCGCAGCTGAACGCCTATCGAAAGATGAGGTGGTAGTATGCTCGGCAATCCGGAGCTGGAGCGTGCGCTGCTCGAGCAGACCTATGACGGCGTGATGACCGTCACCGGCACAAGCAAACAGGAAGTGGGCGGCGAAACCGTTGTTACGCCGGACGCAGTGCTGCACGAGAATATCCCGTGTGCACTGTCGTTTTCGGGCACACCGGACAGCAGGACCGACGCAAACAGCGGTCAGATCAGCTATCAGGCCACGATCTACTGTGCGCCTGATCTGGCTGTTCCGGCAGGCTGCCTCATTGTGGTTCAGCAGTACGGCGCGACCTATCGGCTGAAATACAGCGGCGAAAGCGCGGTCTATCCGACGCATCAGCAGCTTTCCGCTGTCCGAGAGGAGCGAGCGTAATGGCAAGCTGGGGAAGCTGTGATTTTCACGAGCTGCGCGACTTAAACGAACGCATTAAGGCTGCCGCCAGCGAACCGGAGATGGACGCTTTCTACACCGGCCTGCTCGATGAGATGATGAACGGTCTGCTGAAAAACGTCAAAAAGGTCACGCCGTATAAAACCGAGCACCTGAAACGTAATTGGTTTATTACTCATGCGCGGCGCAGCGGGAAACATTACCGTGCGGAGATTTATAATAACGTCTTTTACGCGCCCTATGTGGAGAACGGACACCGTATCGTCCACAAGGGCGTGACGCACGGTTTCGTTGAAGGCAAGCATATGCTGCGCGACAGCCTGTTCGACCTTCAGAAAAAAGCGCCGGACTTTATCAAGACCAAAAGCGAGGAATTTCTCAGCCGCATGATGGAGGGCAAATGATTAACGTAGTACAGGAAATCGTCGATAAGCTGCGCTCGGTCTATCCATCGGCGCAGTACGACATTTACACCGAGCGTATCGAGCAGGGTTTCACCGTGCCGTGCTTCTCCATTCGGCAGCTTCGTGCGGACGTCACGCCGTACCCGACCGGCCTGCATGAGATCGTGCAGCACATGGACGTGCGGTTCTTCCCGTCGGACGGCCGTCCGCAGGAGCAGTGCCGAGAAGTTGCGCAGACACTCACACTGCTGCTGCGGCGCACAGAAAGCCTGCGCGGGAGCAATCTCTCGTGGGAAATTGCAGACGAGGTGCTGCATTTCTTCGCGGACTACCGGCAGTTTGTCCGGGAAGTCCCGGAAGATATTCCGATGGAGAATTTGCAGACAACCGTAGGAACGGAGGACTGACAATGGCAGTCAAACACAAAACCGAGGCAGGAGCACCGGCGTTTACCGGCGCACAGCTCCTGACCTTCGACAGATACCGCGAGCGGCGCGACCTGCTGGGCGTGCTGCTCGACAAGGATCAGCGCTACACCTTTTCCGAGGTGGACGCGCTCATTGACAACTTTATGAAAGGCAAGGTGAATTAAATGGCTTTAGGCGGCGGTATGTATACCGTACAGAACAAGGTTCTGCCCGGTGCGTACATCAACTTTGTGTCGGCGGCGCGTGCGTCTGCGACCCTGGGCGACCGCGGCACGGCGGCTTTCCCGCTGTCCCTCGACTGGGGACCGGAGAACGAGGTCGTGACCATCGAGAACAGCGAGTTCCAGAAGGGCTCACTTGCGCTGACCGGCTACGCCTACACGGCGGACGAGCTGCGTCCGCTGCGCGAGATCTTCGCAAATGCCAAGACGCTGCACCTGTTCCGTCTGAACAGCGGCGGCGCAAAGGCAGCCTGCAAGTACGCAGAGGCGAAGTATCCGGGCAAGATCGGCAACGAACTGAAGATCGTGATTCAGCAGAACGAGGGCTTCACGGTATCGACGAACGAGGTCTACGACGTTTCGACCTACATCGGCACGACCCTTGTGGACACGCAGAAGGCAGTTAAGGCAGTTTCCGACCTTTCCGACAACGACTATCTGCACTGGAAGGGCAGCGAGGCGCTGACCGAGAACGCGGGCCTGCTGCTCACCGGCGGCACGACCGGCGCGGTGCAGGATGCAGCTTACCAGACGTTCCTCGACAAGATCGAGCCGTACAGCTTCAACGCGGTCGGCTGCGACACGAAGAACAGCACGGTCAAGGGTCTGTTCGCCAACTGGACGCGCCGCCTGCGTGATGAGCAGGGCGTGAAGTTCCAGTGCGTGCTGCATGGTTATCCTGCGGCAGACTATGAGGGCGTGATTTCCGTCAAGAACGGTCTGGTCGGTGCATCTGATGATACCTCGGCTGTCTACTGGACGACCGGCGCGGAAAGCGCGTGCGCGGTCAACCGCTCGATGACCAACTCGACCTACACCGGCGAGTACGACATCGACACGAACTACACCCAGACCCAGCTTGAAAAGGCGATCAAGGCCGGTGAGTTCACGTTCCACCGTGTCGGTGACCAGACGCGCGTGCTGACCGACATCAACACCTTTGTGTCCGTCACGGACGAAAAGAGCGCGGATTTCTCGTCCAATCAGGTCATGCGCGTGCTCGACCAGATCGCGAATGACATTGCATCGCTGTTTAACTCGAAGTACCTCGGCAAGGTACAGAACGACGCAAGCGGCCGCGTGAGCCTGTGGAGCGACATTGTAGCGCACCACACGCAGCTCCAGACCATTCGCGCCATTGAGAACTTCGACAGCAGCAGCGTCACCGTGTCACAGGGCGACATGAAGAAGTCCGTTTCGGTCGAAGACCATGTGCAGCCGGTTTCCGCGATGGAACAGCTTTACATGAAGGTAATCGTTGAATAAAGGAGGGAAAAGACATGCTGAACGCTCCTGTTATGGAAGCAAATGATGCGGTATCCGGCTCGATGGCCGAGTGCTACGTCACTATTGACGGCAACCGCTACAATATGATGCAGCTGTACAGCTTTGAGTCGTCCGCGAAGGTCAACTCGCAGGACGTGAAAATCCTCGGCCGTACCGGCATCGGTAAGAAGCCGACTGGCTGGTCCGGTTCGTGGAAGGGCACGGCGCACTTTAACCAGAGCGTGTTCCGCCGCTGGTTCCTGACCTACTGCAAGACCGGCAGGATGACGCCGTTTGAGATTCAGGTATCCAACGAGGATCCGTCCTCGTCCGCCGGCCGTCAGACCATCACGCACACAGGCTGCCTGATCGACAGCTCGATTCTGGCGAAGTTCGACGCAGGCGACAGTCTGCTTGACGAGGAGCTTTCCGGTACGTTCGACGGCTGGGATATGCCCGAGGAGTTTACCGAACTGTCCGGTATGGAATAAGGAGGAATTTGAACAATGGGTAATCTTACCGCATTTCTGGCGCAGAACGCCAAGCAGGTTGAAAACGTGAAGCTGGTCGTATCCGACCGCTTCACCGATGAGGACGGCAAGCCGCTCGAGTGGGAGGTACGCTGCATTTCCTCGCGCGAGGACGAAACGCTGCGCCGTGACTGCCAGTACCGCGTACAGGTGCCGGGCAAGCGCGGCAGCTTCCGTCAGGAATTCGACAACGTGCTGTACCTTGCCAAGCTGGCAGCCGCCTGCACGGTTTATCCGAACCTCAACGATGCGGAACTGCAGGACAGCTACGGCGTGAAATGCGCCGAGGAGCTGATTTCGGCCATGCTGACGCCGGGTGAGTATACGAACTACACGGAAAAGCTGTTCGACATCTGCGGCTTTGGTGATGCTCCTGATCTGGTAGAACAGGCAAAAAACTGATTCGGGACGGGGATGACGAGGCTTCCGTCGCACATTTCTGCCTGCAGGAGCTTCACATCCTGCCGTCCGCATTTTTGAGCCTGCCGACGGAAGAGAGAGCCTTTATCACAGCTTCGTGCATTGTGCGAGGCGAGGAAGAGGAAAAGGCGCTGAATAAGACGAAACGAGGGAGGTGAGTTCTATGGCACTGTCCAACACCGTCCAGCTGCGCGACGGCATGAGTAATGTACTCAGCCGTATCGCGTCCAACCTGAGTGCGGTCAACGACCGGTTTGAGCGTATGCAAAGCCTGACCGAACAGGCGGCGCCGACCGGTCTTTATTCACAATTTAACAGCGAATTGACGGGTGTGCGTGAAGAACTCACCCGAACCGTGAGCGAAGTCGAGGAGCTGCGGAGCAGCATGACCTCGGCGCAGCCGCCGGCGGAAAACCTGACGGCATCGCTTAAAAAGCTGGGTACCGCGTTCCTCGGCTCCAAGCTGGTGAGCGGTATCGTGAGTATGTCGGACGAAATGACGCAGACCACGGCGCGTCTGAATCTGATGAACGACGGTCTGCAAAGCACCGCCGACCTGCAGGAGCTGATCTATCAGTCGGCTATGCGTTCGCGCGGCGCGTACAACGCCACAGCGGATGCGGTCGCGAAGATGGGTCTGCTTGCCGGTGACGCATTCAGCAGCAATCAGGAAACGATCGCGTTTGTCGAGCAGCTGAACAAGCAGTTCAAGATCGCCGGCACCTCGGCAGAGGGTCAGGCCGCCGCCATGCTGCAGATCACGCAGGCCATGGGCTCCGGCGTACTGCGCGGCGAGGAGCTGAACTCGGTATTCGAGCAGGCGCCGACCATCATTCAGTCGATTGCGGATTACCTCGGCGTGTCGGTCGGTGAAATCCGCAGCATGGCGCAGGAGGGCGAGCTGACGGCGAGCATTGTCAAGTCCGCGCTGCTGTCCTCGGCGGAGGAAACCAACCAGAAGTTCAACGAGATTCCGCTCACCTGGTCGGACGTCTGGACGCAGGCCAGCAACATGGCGATCATGGCCTTGCAGCCGCTGCTCGAATCCATCAACTGGGTGGCGAACAATATTGAGGTCATCGGCCCGCTGGTGCTTGCGGCTGCAGCAGCCTTTGCGCTGTTTGCGGTGGCCGCCAACTGGACGAAGATCTGTGCTGCGGCTACGAAGGCGCTGACTGCCGCACAGAAAATGCTCAATGCCGTGATGTCGCTCAACCCGATCGTGCTGATTATCGGCTCGATCATCATTCTGATCGGCGTTATCGCCGCGTACATCAACTACACGAACCGGGCGAAGAACGAAACGACGAGCGCTGTCGGCGTGATCTGCGGCCTGTTTGCGATGGCAGGCGCGTTTGTCTACAATATGTTCTATCTGCCGGTCTACAACGTCATTGCCGACCTTATCAACTTCCTCGGCAACGTGTTCCAGCACCCGATTGCGTCAATCGAGATTTTGTTTTTGCAGCTCAGCCAGTATGTTGTCGGCGTCATTCGCGGTATGGTGAGGACGATCGAGAAGCTCATCAATCTTATTCCGGGCGTGAAGATCAACATCACCAGCGGTCTGGACACGTTCTACGACAGCTACACCGACAGCATCCAGAAGATTAAGGATCAGTCCGGGTGGACGGAGTACGTCAAGCACAAGGAGAAGATCGAGTATTCAACGGCTTACGCCAACGGTTACAACTGGGGCGCAAACCTCCAGAACAGCATCTCCGAAAAGCTGGGTCTTGACCTGCCGGACGATCCGGCAACGGGTTTGCTGTCCAACATCGCGGATAACACCGCCCAGATTGCGGACGATGTGAGCGTATCCTCGGACGACATCAAGCTGCTGCGCGATATTGCCGAGCGGCAGGTCATCAACAAGTACACCACCGCCGAGATCAAGGTGGAAATGGTCAACCACAACAACATCTCGAACGAGATGGATCTGGACGGCGTAGTCAATCTGCTGGAAGCCAAGGTCACCGAGGCGCTTGTCACCAGTGCGGAAGGAGTGCACATCTAAATATGTACGAATTTTACATGGACGGTGTGCGCCTTCCGGTCACGCCGAGTGCGCTGACCATCAAGATCAGCAACCAGAACAAGACCATCAACCTCATCAACGAGGGTCAGGTGAACGTCCTGAAAACGCCGGGACTGTCGAAAATCAGCTTTTCGGCGCTCCTGCCGAACAGGGAATACCCGTTTGCCTGTTATCCGAACGGGTATCAGCCTGCTCAGTATTACATGAGCAAGCTGGAAGCGCTCAAGACCGCCTGCAAGCCGTTCGATTTCTCGGTTATCCGTATAGACGACAGCGGCGAGGAGCTGATGAGCGCACAGCCGATGACGGTTTCGCTCGAAAGCTATGAGCTTGCCGAGGACGCGGGCAGCTACGGTGTTGACGTTATGGCGAAGATTGAATTGCTGCAATACGCGCCGTACCACACCAAGTCTATCGAGTTCAAGAAGAGTGAGAGCAGCACTACCACCAAGAAGGCGACCGTCACGCAAAAGCGCGACACTACGACTGCACCGGCCGGTAAGACGTACACCGTCAAATCTGGTGATACGCTGTGGGATATTGCCCGAGTGAAGCTGGGGAACGGTACTAAGTGGCAGTCTATCTATAATCTGAACAAGGCTGCCATTGAAGCCGCAGCGAAGAAGTACGGCAGATCAAGCAGCTCGAACGGCTGGTGGATCTATCCCGGCACCGTGCTCAAGCTGCCGGGTTAAGGAGGGGAGAACATGGGTAAATATGTTTGGCCGTGTCCATCCTACTCGCGCATTTCGAGCGGCTACGGCAACCGTACCTGCCCGTTCCACGGCAAGGAATTCCACGACGGCGTTGACCTTGCTTCTGCTTCGGGTACTCCTATTCTTGCGTTCGGCCCCGGCACGGTCACGAAGTCCGGCTGGTACGGCGGTTACGGCAACTACATCAGCATCGACCACGGCGGCGGTCTGATGAGCTTTTACGGGCACGCCTCGGCGCTCTACGTCAAGCAGGGCGCGAAAGTCACCGCCGGGCAGAAGATTGCCGCCGTTGGTACAACCGGCAGCTCGACCGGCTGTCACCTGCATTTCGGTATGCACAAGAACGGCTCGTCCGTCAATCCGCTGAACTACGTTTCTTCCGGCGATACGCTCGCCAAGTATTCCGGCTCTAAATCGTCTGGCACTGCTACAAATACGGTTAGGGCGCTCTTCACCGCCTATTATCCGGCGAATAACGCCATGGAGGGCGGGTTTCTTGACGCACTGGGAAACAAACTTGACCCGAGCAAGCACACCTGTGCTGCACCGCCAAGCGTACCGTTTGGTACTAAGGTTACAGTGCAGGGCACAGGTACAGCGCTTGACGGCGTGACCTACACCGTCAATGACCGCGGCGGCATGATTCAAATCGAAAACGGCGTGTACCACTTCGACCTCTTGATGTCCTCCAATGCTGAGTGCAACCGCTGGGGCAAGAAGTACGGCAAAGCCGTCATCGGCGGCTCGGGCGGCTCGTCCGGCTCGACCTCCTCGGGCACGAGCATCGAGAAAGAGAAAAAGAAGGATATCACGACCGTTGTTGTTAAGTCCGTCACCGGCGCGGCAGGTACGCGCAAGGAAATCTTGCGTGATGTGCCGTCCTGCCAGATGCCGGGCGCCGAGCTGATCATCCAGAACAAGAACGGTCAGCTTCAGCAGCCGATGATCGAGGGCGACATCGTGTGGGAAACCACCCGCAGCGGCGCGGCGTCCTCGCTGACGTTTACGGTGGTCAAGGACGATACCCTCAACTTTCACGAGGGCAATCCGGTGTCGTTCCGGTTCAATGGCTCCAATGTCTTTTACGGCTACGTCTTTAAGAAGTCGCGTTCGGATAACCGGCTGATTAAGGTCACGGCCTACGACCAGCTGCGGTACTTCAAGAACAAGGACACGATTTCGTACACGAACAAGACTTACGCCGATGTCCTCAAAATGCTGGCTGCGGACTACGGCCTCAAGGTTGGTACCGTGACTGATACCAAGTACAAAATCCCGCAGAGGATTGAGGAGGGCACGCTCTTTGACATGTTAGGTAACGCCAGTGACCTGACCATCATCAACACCGGCAAGGTGTATGTGCTCTACGACGATTTCGGCAAGTTATGCCTCAAACCCTACGAGAGCCTGCTCCTGCCGCTCTACATCGACGAGGACACGGCGCAGGGTTACAGTTACACCTCATCCATCGACAGCGACGTATATAACCGCATCAAGCTGGCGTGGGACAATGATGAAACCGGCGTCAGAGAGGTTCATGTGATGAACAATACCGCCAGCCAGAGCAAATGGGGCACGCTCCAGTATTACGAAAAGCTGGATAACGCCCTCAACACCGCTGACCTGCAAACCAAGGCTAAAGCGCTGATGAAATACTACAACGTCATTCACCGCGAACTGACCATGCAGAAGGTGTTCGGGGATGTTCGAGCGCGTGCCGGTACTTCGGTCTGCGTCGGCATGGGCCTGGGTGACATCAACATCAAGAACTATATGTGCGTGGAGAAGGCTAAGCACACGTTCAGCAATGGCCTGTACACGATGGATTTGTACCTAAGCGGAATTCGAGGTGAGTTTAGTGCCTGATATGCAGCGGTTTATCAACACATTAAAACAGATTGCCGCGAACGAACGTCAAGCCGCTTTGCCGATGACAATCTGCTTCGGCAAGGTGATTGCACTCTCGCCGTTTCGTGTGCAGATCGACCAGAAACTTGTACTCACCAAGGAGTTTTTCATCGTGAAAAGTGGCGTGAGCGCATCATCGTTCAAGGTGGGCGATGTGCTCATCCTGTTCCGCAATGAGGGCGGGCAAAAGTACCTGATATTCGACAAGAAAGGGGCGCTGTAATGCTGCCAACAGAGTATAATGACGATCTCGTGCAGGATTTCGAGATTGAAACACAGCCTACGCGCACCTATGCGCTGCGGTTTGACGGCTACCCGTGTTCCGGCGGCAAGCTGGACGGACTGGAAGCCATGAAGCAGGCCATCTTCCTGATTCTTCAGACCGAACGGTTTCAGTACGCGATTTACAGCTGGAATTACGGCATTGAGCTGAACGCCCTGCTGGGTCAGACCATGACACCGTATCTGCAGGCCAAGGTTGCCAAGGCGATTGAAGATGCACTCATGGCGGATGATCGTGTGCTCTCGGTTGAGCAGTTCGCGTTCACCAAGGGCAAGCGCAACCTGCTTGTGAAATTTACCGTAACCACGACCGAGGGCGACGTGGAGAGCGAATTTGAGTTTGGAGGTGAGGCGGCATGATCGGAAAGTATTCCGATGAAATGACGTTTGACTACATTATGAACCGTATGCTGGAATCCGTGCCGGATACGGTGGACAAGCGAGAGGGCAGTATCATCTATGACGCGCTTGCACCGGCGGCCGCAGAACTTGCAAAGACGTACATGGAACTTGATGTTGTTATGGACGAAACCTTTGTTGATACGGCGTCGCTCCAGTACCTTATGCTGCGCTGCAAAGAGCGCGGCGTAGCTATTCAAGGCGAAACGGCTGCTGTTATCGAGGGCGTGTTTACGCCGTCCTCGGTGGAGTTGACCGCCGGTCTGAGGTTCAACTGCGACGAGGTGAACTACACCATCACAGAAAAGATTTCGGCAGGTCACTACAAGCTGGAGGCTGAAACGCTCGGTACGGTCGGCAACAAGTATACAGGCCTGCTGCTGCCGATCCAGACCGTCAACGGTCTGGAAACCGCTCAGATTGCGGCGGTGCTCATTCCGGCCGAGGACGGCGACACGACCGACACGCTGCGCGAGAAGTATTACGCCAGCATTGACGGTGAAGCGTTCGGCGGCAATGTGGCCGACTACCGCGAGAAGGTCAACGCCATTACAGGTGTTGGCGGTGTCAAGGTCTACCCAGTCTGGAACGGTGGCGGTACGGTCAAGCTGACTGTTATCGCATCCGACTATACCGCGCCGAGCAGCGAGCTTATCAGCAAGGTACAGACCGCCATCGACCCCGAACAGAACCACGGTGAAGGCATGGGTCTGGCTCCGATCGGACACACCGTAACTGTCGCCGGTGCAAAGTACGCTGACCTCACTATTACAGCCAACGTCACTTTTGCCGCCGGTTGGAACTGGGAGAACGGCAAGTCGCAGCTTGTGAGCGCCGCTAATGCGTATCTTGATGAGTTGTGCAAAGCCTGGGCAGACAGCGAAACAACGGTGGTTCGTATCTCACAGATCGAAACGCACCTGCTGACCGCGGATTGCGTGGTCGACGTGGACGGCACAACGGTCAACGGCGATACCAAGAACATTGAACTGGCTGCGGACGAGATTCCGCG